CCTCCGCATCATCATCCTGACGACCGGGTCAGCGACATACAGTGCCGCACCCGCAAGCATCAGATACAGGCCGATGATCTGCCACGTCGTCATGTCGTCACCTCGCGACTATCGGTATCAGCGTCCACAGTATCGCCATGCCTGCGGCGATCAGCGCGACGCATATGAGCTGTGTGCGCATCGGCGTATTCCTTCTGTGAGTAAACCTGAACGCGGAGGGCTCTGTTGTCCCAGCGTAGATCGCGAATGATCCGGTTAGCGTCGCGCAGCTTGCGCTCGAGTTCCGAATTGAGAGCCCATATGTCGAGATATTTTTTCGCAACCTTGCGACGTTTACGCTCCATCACACACCCCCGCTAAAGTTACGAGGACCGGCCCGACGAGACGCCCCGCGATAACGTCACTCCCCGCAGCATGACGCCCGTCCACGCGCAGGCCGGTCCTCACCCCCGCCCTATGACGGGCGAGGGTATCTCAGCCGACCAGCCGCCCGCGCGAGTACACACCCTTGATTGGTCGGTATTCCTCGGGAAGCGGCTCGGGCGGAATGCCGGCCTCAACCGCAATGCGCCAGCGGTCGGCCTCAACAGCAGCAACCGCCATGTCCCAAATCATGCCGCGCTGACCGTCAGCGCCGGCAGAAATCCATTCCTTGGCCGTGTCCTTGCGCCAGGGATGCAGCCCGACTTTGATCAGGCCGCAGCTCTCATCAAGCATCAGCATGCAGTCGGTCTCGCAGTAGCCGACGATGGTCTCACCAACGAGAACCGGAATTTCGAGCGTCCAACTTGTCGAGTACATGGTTGAGCCTCCACTCACCGGCCGCCGGCTCCTGGACCATTCCAGGGGCTACAGAGGCGGCTGCACCGGGCGGCCGGTGATGTAGGCACAATAGACGCAACAAAAGGTTGCTGTCAACACAAAGTTGCGCGGTGTGGATAAATAATTGCCGCCGCAACGCGCCGTTGCAACTCGCCGCGCCTCGTGCTACGAATCACCCATGGACAAGACGCAAACCAAGGCACTAGTGCTGAAGGCTGGCGGGCCACGTGCGCTCGCCAAGCGGATCGGCACGTCCCGGCAGGCCGTCGCGAAGTGGGACCGCGTTCCGGCCCATTGGGTGATGCTGCTCAGCGAGCTAACCGGCGAGAAGCCGGAGAAGATCAGACCGGACGTGTTTGCCCGCCCTACGAGGGCGAGGGGAAACGACCGCGTCGCCGCGTAGAGTAATCCGTATTGTTGCGTTTGCGTCCACGCCTGCCGATAGCGGCCGGTGAGTGCGTCCGCGCGCTCGCCTCCCGCTGCCGCCGATACACCCCGGTGGCGGCATGTTGGCCCTCAACTGGCCGGGCGCAAATGCCCGGCCGACTTTGGGGCCGAAACGACGAAGCCTCGAGATGCTGTGAACATCCCGAGGCCCTTGGTGTGAGTTCGGTAGTAGCCGAGGCTCAACCGTATGACGCGCCCGTTGGAGGGGCGAACATGGACAAACACATATCAAATCACGCCGTGTGCGGCAAGACCGCCACACGCAAGCGCAATCGCAAGCTGGGGATCATCATCGGCTGCCAGCGGATGATGGGCACCTGGGAGCACGTCGCCCTGATGTGCCGCAATGGTCTCGGTGTAGTGCGCGACGGCCGCGCTGTCCGAATCATTGCCTCAGAGGCATACGAGACATGGAGGCTGCAGTGAGCGAGATCGCAGACCTCGAGGACGCCGTTCAAACCCCTTGGCCCCATCGCCAGCCCAAAGGCCCGCGCGGGCAGGCAAACCGCCGACGCCGTCAAGAGCGTGGCGCGGCAACGAAGGAATGGCAGCGGTTCATGTCGACCGGGAACGCGCCAAGCCTGCCCCGGTTCAAGTGTCTCGAAGTATCCGACGAGTAGCCAAAATAAAACGGCGGGAGCCTGGAAGCCACCCCGCCGTTTTCAACAAGTGAACGAGGTAAGTTATGCCTGATTTGCAAGACGACGACAAGACAAATGTTGAGCCGGAACCAGAAGATATTGGGTATTGCTCGCTGTGTGACTGCGAAATCCACATACCGTCATCGGACGACGGATTGTGCGGGCACTGCCGGGCCGACGAGGTGGCGTCATGAACACATGGTTTCGTTTATATCATGAAGCGCTCGACGATCCGAAGGTGCAGAAGCTACCGCCGCATCTGTTCAAGGCATGGGTGAATGTTCTGTGCGTCGCGAGCAGCAACGACGGCATTCTTCCAGGCATCGACGACATTGCATTTCGGCTGCGGTCATCCGTGCACGATGCTCAGACCCAAATCGACGAATTGATCGGGCTCGGTTTGATCGACATTCGCCACGACAAGAAACTCGAGCCGCACAACTGGATGAAACGGCAATTTGTGTCGGATAGCTCAACTAAGCGAGTTCGCAAGTTCCGGAAAAATCACAGGAAACAGCCATGTAACGCCGATGAAACGCTTCATGAAACGGCACCAGAGCAGAACAGAGCAGATTCAGAGACAGAACAGATACCCCCTAAGCCCCCCTTGGCAGGGGGGCGCGCTGCGCTTGGTTTTTTGAGATCGAAATCGAGGCGTAGGGACCGCGCTGCCGAGATGGCCGCAGCGATAGCCAGACTGGAGGCTGCCAATGAAGGGCGTGACTAAATTCGTGGCGCGGATGCAGGCGCTATTCGGCGCCCCTGGCGAGGGTGACTACGACGCGATCGTTGCTGAGTATGCCAACGCGCTCAAGGGGCAATCCGACACCACGCTAAACCGGGCTGCCGACATCATCGCGCGGGAACGCAAGATCAGGGCTTGGCCGACTGTCGCCGAATGCCTCGATGCTGTGTCTCAAGCTCGCCGTGTGCCGAACACGGTTGCCATGGGGCTCGATCCCATCGACGACTTCGACGGCTGGTGGTCCGAGCGGCTGGCGCGCATTCGCACGGCGACGACCGAAAAGGATATCACGCGCGAGATTAACCAGATCGAGCCCTACCACACGGCCCGCTGGATAGCCTCGCATCGGCTGCCGGATGCCATCGCAGCAGCAAACCAGCGCCGACTGGAATGGCAAGGCCAGCGCTCGGCGGACACGTCGCGCCGGATGACGGGAGGCGAGGCATGATCATGAATGATTACCATGAGCTGATTGCGCGCAAAGCGGTATCATTCGAGCCGCGCGGCCTTACCAAGCTCCCGAAGCTCAACACGTCCATGTTCGATCACCAGCGGCATTCGACCGAGTTCGCGTTGCGCGCCGGGTGCGCGGCGCTGTTCCTCGATACCGGCCTCGGTAAGAGCCTTTGCGCGCTCGAATGGGCGCGCGTGATCGTCGAGCACACGAACAAGCCAGTGCTGATGTTGGCGCCGCTGGCGGTCGGCCCGCAGCACCAGCGCGAGGCGGAGAAGTTCGGCATCGATGCGAAGTACGTCCGCGAGCCGCACGAGATTACCGGCGCCGGTATATGGATCACGAACTACGAGCGGCTCGACAAGTTCGACGCGGGACTGTTCGCAGGCGTGGTGCTCGATGAAAGCTCGATCATCAAGGGGTTCGGTGGGCGCACATCACGCGCGTTGATCCAGTCGTTCGCCGCCACGCCATTCCGGCTCGCGTGCACGGCAACGCCGGCCCCCAATGATCACATGGAGCTAGGGCAGCATTCTGAGTTCCTGGGCGTGATGCGCGGCATGGAGATGCTATCGCGTTGGTTCATCAACGATACCGCGTCGGCATCGCAGGACTGGCGCATCAAGGGCCACGCCGTCGATGCATTCTGGGATTGGGTCGCGTCGTGGTCGCGGTGTGTGAGCCTGCCGAGCGATCTGGGGTTTTCGGATGACGGGTTCGCATTGTCCGAAATGGTCATGCATCAGCACATCGTCGCGGCGGATAGGTCCGTCGATACCGGTGAGGAAAAGGATGGGCAGGCGCGCATATTCCGTATTCCAGAAACGTCGGCTACGTCGATCCACCGCGAAAAGCGGATGACCATCGATGCGCGGGCTGACGTGATTGCGCGGATCGTCGACGGTGAACGATCCGAGCCGTGGATCATTTGGTGCGATACCGACGCCGAAGCCGATGCTCTGACAGATCGGATATCGGATGCTGTCGAGGTGCGCGGATCGATGTCGGCAGACGTGAAGGAGGAACGGTTGCAATCGTTCTCGATGGGCAAGTCTCGAGTAATCGTGACCAAGCCGTCTATCGCCGGGTTCGGCCTCAACTGGCAGCATTGCGCACGCCAAGCGTTTGTGGGGCTGTCGTTTTCCTACGAAAGTTTTTATCAGGCGATCCGCAGGTCTCATCGGTTCGGGCAGACAAGACCCGTGCACGTGCATGTCGCGATGGCGGATACCGAGAAGGCGATCTGGGACGTGGTAAGCCGCAAGGCTGAAGATCACGACACCATGAAGCGGGCAATGCGGATGAGCATGTCGCGCGCTACCAAGGCAGCCAACGCACGCGAGATTTATCGGGCGACAACTAACGTCAAAATTCCATCATGGATGAGGGCAGCATGACTATGACAGTGATCAATCAGGCCGACGGCAAGAACTGGACGGCAGTGCACGGCGATTGCGTTCTCGGCATGAGCGATCTGCCCGACGAGAGCGTCGGGTTTTCGATCTACTCGCCGCCGTTTGTCGATCTGTTCGTCTACAGCGACAGCGCCGCCGACATGGGGAACTGCGCCGATGACGTGTCTTTCTTCGATCAGTATCGGCATGTGATCAGGGAGAAAATGCGCGTTCTGAAACCGGGCAGGCTGACGGCGGTTCACTGCACAGATCTGCCGACGAGGAAGTTCAAGGACGGCGTGATCGGTCTGAAGCCGTTCAGTGACGATATCATGCGTGCGCACATCGCGGAGGGGTTCATCTACCATTCGCGGATCACCGTTTGGCGCGATCCTGTTGTCGAGATGCAGCGCACCAAAGCGCTCGGGCTGCTCTACAAGCAGCTCAAGAAGGACAGCGCCATGAGCCGGGTCGGCATGGCCGACTACGTGATGGTTTTTCGCAAGCCGGGCGACAACCCTGAGCCGATTACTCACAGTCCAAACGATCTGCCCGTCGATCTTTGGCAGAAATACGCGAGCCCGGTGTGGATGGATGTCAGCCAGACCGACGTGCTCAACGGCCGGCTCGCGCGATGCGAGGAAGACGAGCGGCACGTGTGCCCGTTGCAACTGCCGCTGATCGAGCGCGCGATACATCTTTGGTCGAACAAGGGGGACGTGGTGCTGTCGCCGTTTATGGGGATCGGCAGCGAGGGATACGTGGCGATGAAGACCGGGCGCAAGTTCATCGGCTTCGAACTGAAGGAAAGCTACTGGCGCCAAGCCTGCAAGTTCATCGCCGAAGCTGAAGGCAATGCGTCTGGCGGCACGCTATTCGACTTTATGGGGGCAGCATGACCGACTTTGCCGCCATCGCTGCGACGTGGCCCGACGACTGGCGCATCCGTTTTGAGGAGCGGGCGGCCATTCGAGAGTATGACGGCGGTGAGGATAGGCAGACGGCCGAACGCATGGCCTTTGCCGAGTGCGTGCGTCTGATGAAAGCTGCCACATGATCCCTGTCTATCAAATCTACCGCGCGTATCACGAAGCCCTGGAGAGAGCCGCCAGCATGCCGAATAAACCAAATCCCTTTTTTTCTTCCTTCGTCCCCGCTGTTATCGAACAGGAGGCATCTGCAATGGCTAAGCTGCCCAC